GTCTTTCCCCAGTCAAACCAAAGTCAACTAATGCTTTGTATGTTTCCAACTGATATTCTTCTGGTAGTGCGTTGATGGATTCCGCCCAGTTCTTAAAAATAACAAAACTATCTCGTATAATTCCCATTTAAGCCTCCATAGCAGCGACAAAATTTTCAAGTGCAGGGATACCATTTAAAACCTCATTTGCACGGCTTTTTTCAGATGCTATCATGTGTTTTGCATCTTCCAAATCCTCGATAGATTTTGCTATGCGATAGCCTTTTTTGCCACTTAAACTTATTACAGGAAATCTTTTCTTGATAATGCTTATGCAATCTCTTACAACGCGTTCATCATTTACACCTATTAAGCGCATAAGTTCCTCTTTTGTGGCTATTCCATTAGACAATCTACAATATATTGCGTTTAGTCTGTTTCTTTGCAACTCACTTAATTTTTTATTTTTTAGTTGTTCGTAAGCCATTCCATTCCTCCTTCAAGTATCTTATTTCCTCTGTATCAATACCTTTGCGAACTATATCATCAAGCACACCCTCTATAAGTTCGGTCATTTCTTTGGTGGTATAATTTGAGCTTCCGATAACACATCTGCATTTAAGCCAGAGTTGTCCATTTTGCTCAAATTTATCAATTATAAACACTCTTCTATAAACTCTTTTTAACTCTTTTTCAGCCCCATCTATGACTGATAAAAGAGTATCTTGTCCATAGTTATTTATGGCCTCACAATATAGAGTTTCAGCGCTACATTCAGCATTGTCTTTTCTTCCACCATTAAGGTATTTAGCCTCTTCCGTAAGCAATCCCCACAGTAAGGCATTTTGCCTTTCAGTTCTTTTTGTTTTGTCATAATCTAGGTTTATAACCAATTTCTTTTTATTATTGATTAAATCCATGCAAGTCTTTTTTATAGACCAATTTTGCTCTTTGGTTATAGAAAAAGTAAGGAAACCCTCACCTTCAATATTTTGTGAGTATGTTGGGTTTCCAACTCTAATTTTTGCTATCATAATCAACTCCTAAAAAGGAAGTGAGTCATCATCCATTTTTATTGGCTCAAGCTCGCCAGGATGAGGATTATCTTCAGCACTTTCTACTTTTGATTTTGGTGTTAAAAATTCAACTTCATTTACCATGATTTTAGGCACATTTCTTTTTACACCTTGATTGTCCGTATAAGTGTCAATCACAAGTTTTCCACAAACAAATAACTTGTTTCCTTTGTTCACATATTTGGCTATGTTTTCAGCCAACTTGTTATAAGCAACACAATTAAAGAAGTCTGTTATTGGTTCTCCATCATTATCAACAACCCCTCTCGATACTGCCATGCTAAAATTTACATAATTAGTTCCGCCATTAGTTGTGCTCAACTCTACATCCTTTGTTACATTACCTATCAAAATTACCTTGTTCATACCTCTACCTCCTCTATTCCTGTATTAACATTGTTATTTCCGAATTTCTTTTCGGCTTGTTCTTTAATATAGCAATCAGCACATAAACCACCACATTTCTCTTTAGCATCTTGTGCAGTTACTATTGTTCCATCTTTCTTTTTAACACTTCTGACCTCTAGTCCACAGTGGTCACAAAGCACCTTCTCTTTTTTCTCTTCTTCATTTGCAGAATATTTTGTTTTCTCATTCCAATATATATCTGCTCCAACACCAAGTGCTTTACAAGCCACCGAAATCGCATCAGTATAAGCCATTTTAAAACACTCATCATTTGTTGCTAATTGCCCTCTTTCGGTATTAACTAACATACTGCCACCTATACCAATTATAGGCTCTGACCATTCACCATTTTGTTTCACTAGAAGCTCAATCTCTACAAAAGCAGACCTCTCTCCTTTAGCACCTTCTTCTATCCATTTATTAATAATTTTAGTTTTCCAACCAATTCCACACATACCAAAAAGCTCTGTAAGTTTCTTTATTCTCCACATAGGATTAATATCAGTTTTGCCACTCAGCTTACCGCCCTTAATTTCTCTTTGAGCTTCTTTTGGAACTTCTCTTACTTTTTCGTAAATATCTAAATTGTTACACATAACCCCTCCTAACTTATCCTTACATTGATGTTCTCAACAATCTCTGCTCCAGGGATTTCAACACCACTCTTAATTGCTTGAGAGATTGCTTTCTTATCAATCTTCACAGTTTCTTCAATAGTCTTATACTCAACTGGTATTTCGTTCTCACAGAACACATTAACCGCACTGCTTGTTCCTAAACAAACTTTACAACTTGTTGTTTCTAGTTTATCTCTACCGAATTTAACCATGTTATCTCGTATGTAGCCTTTAAGCCAATCTATTTTCTTTTCAGTAGCCTTTTTGTATTTGCACAATCTAGTTTCTTCTGCCTTATAAGCCTCATAATCTGCTTTAAGTCTTTTGATAAACTCTGCTAGTCCTGCAATCTTATCTTCAAAACTTGTTTTGCACTCAATTAATAAGTCAAGAGCCTCTGGATTAATTTCACCAGTTTCTTCATCTACACTTTCTGATAAAAGCTGATATGCTGTTTCTAAATCTTCAGCAAGTTTATATAACTTAGGCATTGCACACCCTCCTTGCTAAAGCAGTCCATCTTTTATAACTATGAACTGACTTAATACTATTTGGGTCTAAACCCATATCTTTACACCATGTGTTAAAACTTTTAAAAGCAAATTCTTTTTCCATATTTCCTCCCATTTTTTATTAAATAGATTGCTTTATTTGGCAATCAGTGATATACTTTAAATGAAATGTTTTATAAGACGCATTTCATCTATGTATAGGACAATGCTTTGGTACGCAATATTTAGGCATTGTCTTTTTTTAATGGTCTGTTATACCAAGCTTCATAATCAGCCTTAGTAACTTTTCCTAATAGACCTAAAGTGTCTGAATATGACTTGATAGACCTTATAATGGCATACGCCCTATCTCTACCACAACCAAATAGATTCATAATATCTATGTGGTCTAAATAGGCTTTTTCCATTTTCCCCTCCTACTTTTGATTTTTTAGTTTTTGAATTTCAACAAGTAATTCAGCATACTTAATGGCTAACTCTTCTTTATTTGTGTTTGCCATATTACAAAATACAAACTTTTCCAAATATTCTAATGAATTAAGTTTGAACTTCTCGTATTTTTCTTCTAATTCTTTATCCATTTGTTTACCTCCTTTTAATTGACTTTAATTTTATTTTTGTTTATACTCCTAATAAAAAGGAGTTTTTATGAACACAAATGAATGGTTTAATAAAATGCAAGAAGAACATAAAACTGATGCTCGTATTGATAGAATTGTTAATTCAACTTCTTCCATAGCCAAAGAAATCAATTTATTAAAACAAGAAAATTCTAAATTAGCTGAAGATAATAAAAGACTAGTAGAAGAACTTAAAAAACAAAATGAAGTGATTAATTCTTTAAAACAACCCAAATGGCATCAATGGATAACTTGGCTTTTAGCCGCTTTTGCTGCAATAGCATCGCTTATTTCCTGCCTTATATAACTTTTATGACTATATTTACTATAGAACACGCTATGGTAATAATTTGTAACACCCATAATGATATCCAATAAAACTTATTCATTATCCTTCCTTATTTTTTGTTTTCTTTCTGTAATTTGCCTAATTTTAATAAGTAAATTTATAACATCACGCATTTCTAAACCTACTATACGACTTTCACCAGTTAGACAGCCTATTAACATGTCTTCAAGCCATTCATAAAAATTCTCTTTAATCAATAGTCTTTCCTCTTTAAGTTGCTCAAATCGTTTTTTATGCTCTTCTTCTAACTGTTTTTGTTTTAATCTTTCAAATTCAATTCTTTCCTGTAAGCTTAACTTCATAACTCCTCCTATTTGAAATCAATGTAATACTCTTTATGTGCTGTAATAAGCCACTCAATCAGATTTCTTGTATGCATCAAATCCGCGCCCTTTAGTTCTGCGAATTTAATTTCTATCATTGCGTCTTCTAATGACTTTTTACTGCTTATAGCAATGTGATTTCTGAACCAATCTTTGTCATGTTCTAAATCTTTCATCACCCCTCCTTTATTAACTCGTCAACAGTGCAATATAGTACTTTGGCGAGTTTTTTATACTAAAATTTTCTTTTTTATCTTCGTTTTGTGCTAACATATCTAAATTTTTCCAATCACTACTAAAATCAACATATTGTGTATTTTTGCGATATTTAAATTTTAATATACTAAATATTGTGCTTTTGGTTGCCTTTTAGAATATAATATGCTATAATGTATATGTCATCATTATTATTAAGACTAAAAGGAGGAAAAACTATGGCAAATACAAAGCAAACAAGTCACAGAGTTGCATCCACTGCTAGCAAAGTTTTAAGAGACGGAAGAACCAGTTCCGCATCTAAAAGTTGCGCTGGCAGTGCTTTAGCACAAACTCGTAGTTCAAAAAGAAGATAATTTCTTTTCCCTTTCACTAGAAAGGGTTTTATTTTATGAAACTATTTAAAAGCACATCTAAATCAACTTGTAATATTTTGTGTAACTTTAACAAGTCATTTATTCTAGGTTCACAGCTTCCTATACACCAACTACTAATCAATCTTTGCGACTTCCCTATTTTGCTTGCTAACCTTTGTTGAGTAATCTTTTTATTTTTAAGTAATTCTCTAAATGTCATGTTTCCTCCTTAATTAAATCATCAACTGAACAGTTGAGAACGGTTGCTAGTTTTTTAAGCATTTCAATATTAGGCTGGGAATTATTGTTTTCCCACATAGAAATAGTTGTTCTTTTTACATTTAATTTCTCTGCAAGTTCACCTTGTGTCAAGTTATTAGACATTCTATAATCCTTTAATTTCATAAATCACCTCCTTTTGCCAAGTATCTTGGCTTTATTATATAATACCGAAAAGTTATTGTCAAGCATTTTGGCAATTATTTTTTAAATTTTCTTGAAAAATGCCAAAATATTTGACATAATTAAGTTAAGGAGATGTTTGTCATGATAAAATTAAAACAATTAAGAAAAGAAAGAGGACTTACTCAACAAAAATTTGCTGACTTAATAGGTGTCGCTCGATCCACTATATCAATGTATGAAATTGATGCAAGCGAACCAGATGTTGAGACATTGCAAAGAATAGCAGACTTTTTCAATGTATCACTTGATGATTTAACTGGGAGAGACAATAAAATTGTAGATAACAATATCTCCCCTGTTAGTCTTGGAAGAAACTTTATTAAAGTTCCTGTTTATGGCGAAATTCCTGCTGGCATACCTATTGAGATGATTGATACAAGTTATATAGAAGAATATGAAGATGTAAGCACTGAGTTATTAAAAGGTAATAAAAAAGCCTTCTGCCTCAAAGTTCGAGGAGAAAGCATGATGCCTAAATTTGAAAATGGCGACACTTTGGTTTTGATTCAGCAATCAGATTGCGAAAGTGGTGATTATTGTGCTGTGTCTATAAATCACACAGAATGTACTTTTAAGAAGGTTATAAAAAGTTCCAATGGAATCACCCTTCAACCACTCAACCCTGCCTTTGAACCTATGTTTTTCTCAAATAAAGATATTGTTGAATACCCTATTACCATTTTAGGCGTTGTTGTTGAAGTTAGAAGGAGTCTATAAATAAAAGATGAAAATACTCAAGTTAAAAATTGAACCTAAAAAAGTATATTCTAAAAACAAAATTTTTAAAATGCTAGTCGAACAAGAACAACCTGTTTCAGTAATAAATTTTCTTTATTCATTTGATGTTAAATATAGAGAAAAAATTAAAGAAAAATTAAATTATCTTATAAAATGCAACTTAATCAGCATAAAAAGACTTGAAGTTATTATAGAGCAAAGACTAGAACCACACGGCTGGGCTAATAGACCTAAAAATGTTTATTCTGATGCAAACTTAAATGATGTAAATACTTTTATCTTTATTACTGATAAAGGTAAAGATGAATATAAAGACATTAAAGACAAATGGAAATGGTGGTTAGGCTTTATATTTACGAATATATGTTCAGCCGTTATCTCTGCTGTAATTGCAATTTTATTTAAATTAAACTAAAGAACAAAACAGTCGAATAACAATTAAAATATATAAACCAATAGAAGCTAAAAATAAATTTATTGTTTAATTTTTAAAAGGAGAAATAATGGCAAGTTATCATCAAATTTATTATTGTAAATATTGCAAGTCAAATGTTTGTATTAACGAAGATGGAACTTGCCAAAAATGCGGTAACAATTCATTTAATAAAACTTGGGCAGTTCGCTTTCGTATAAATGAACTTACAGGCGAAAAACAAAAATGTCTATCTGGTTACAAGACGAAACGTGAAGCCCAACAAGCATATACCGACTTTATTGTTAACTACACTCCTCTTGAAAGGTCGAATAAACAAACCTATATATATGACGATTTACTAAAGGAATATTTCCTGCATTGTAACACCCAAAATTCTGATAGCACTTTATATGACAAGCGACACACTTTTGAATTATATATTACCCCTTTCTTTACAGGGAAAAATATTCTCGAGATAACTAAATCAGATTATAATAATTGGCAAATTTACATATGTAATTTAAAAAGTGAAAAAACAAAAGAAAGGTTTGCTTGGAAATATTTAATGAAAATTAGATGTAACTTATTTAGTTTTCTTGCTTACTGCGAAGAAATTCACGACATACCTAATCTCTTAAAGAAAATAAAACCTCCCAAAAATATGGGGCTTGTTAAAAATTTGCAATTTTGGGAATTAAATACATTTAACAAATTCATCAACACTATTGAAGATATCGAGTGGAGAACAATGTGGTATGTTTTTATGTATACAGGCGCAAGATTTAATGAAGTAAGAGCTCTATCAGATAACGATATCAAAAACAGCAAAATCACAATCAATAAATCTTTGAATGGAAAGAAAGTTTATAACAATCCTACTCCTATCAAACCGACCAAAAATTATAAAGCCTTTACAAAACAAATTCCAGCAATTCTTCAAGAAAAAATCACAGAATATAAAAATTGGAAAAAGCAAAACAAAATTTCTAGCAAATATCTATTTGGTGGAGAAATACCTTATTCCGAAAATGTGGTTAGGCGTAGATTAAGAGCTGATATTAAAAATGCGAATGTTCCATATATTTCCCCTCACGGATTTAGACATTCTTATGTAAGTCTTTTAATCAATCTTGGAGTTACAACAAAAATAATAGCAGAACTAATTGGTGATAAAGAAGAACAAGTAATAAAAACTTATGGACATCTTTATGCTGATGCAAAGGATAGAGCAATAGAAATCCTTAATCAGAAATTAGAAACTGCATAATAAAAATTTAAGAACATTTTTAAGAACAAAAAAATAAAAAGCAAAAGTAAAGCATAGAAAATGCTAGTAAATATTAGTAAAAATGGCAAGAAACAGTATGAAAAGTGTCGAAAATTAAACAATTTAGAAGCAGTTTAATTTCCTGTTCTCTGCGCCATACTATATTTTGTATGCAATTTTTATAATTATACACTATATATTGTATATGTATGATTATTTAAGAACATTTTAAGAACAAAATAAAAAAAGAGGAAGATTTTACCCCTCCTCTTTTTCTTTTTTTTGCTTTATTTTGGCCTCTATCATATTAGATATTTTAAATATAATATATATATCTATTATACATACCGATATAAATGTAAACCAATCTATAACCGATAACGCTTTCCAGTTGATAAAGTCACTCCCCAGGAAGCACGCAGTTGCAACACCTATACTTCGACAGAATATGACAATCAATAAAAATTCCCACCAACGCATTTTTGTCATTCCGGCAACCATACAAAGTGCATCATCTGGAAACATAGGGAATATAAACATCATAGGCAGATAAATTTTAGACTTTATTGTTAATAAGTTTTGAGCTTTCCTCAAACTCTCCTTTCCTACCAGTTTTATTGCCACTTTCTCGCCCCCAAATCTTCCTATTAGAAACATTGCCATACTTGAAATAATAACGCCTGCAAACGAAATTAAGAAGCCTTTCCAAGCCCCAAATAATATTACTGAAACAATTATAAATGTCATTGAGGATGCAGGCACAAAGCAAAGTAATGTCGTTACAATTACTTGTAATAGTAAAAATACAAGCCAACTCCAAGCACCACATTTTGAAACAAGAGTTCTTAACCCATCAACCGAAGTTATACCAAATGAATTTAGTGTCAACCAAATTCCTGCTGAAATTGCAGCAATTATTAAAAACAAAATAACCCATTTAACCCAAGTTTTAAACTCTTTCTTCCGTTCCATCATCTTCCTCAAAAACAACATCTGTTATATGTAAATCTTTAAGCATTTTGGTATAAATTGACTTTCTGCTTTCAAGAGCTTTATAGTATTTGCCTAAAATATTTTTATGACATAACCCTATTCCTCTTCCCATAAAAACAAGTAACAAAAACAAAGTTATTAATAAGTTTAAAACAGTATTCCAACCGATATTAACCAATGTTTGAAAAATAAGTGATGAAGTAAATGCAGAAGATATTAAACCTAATGCAATATATCTAATGGCATCTTTGGACAATTCTGCCTTTTCATTAAAATAAGCGCTTGTTGGTTTATTCTTTGTTTCTTCAATATCTGACAATAAATTACACCAGTATACAGACTTATATCTTAATTTAGTTGTTTTAAATACATACGAGTTTGTATTGAGTTCTTTTGTTAATTCTTCTACTATATCAAAATCTTTTTCATTTACAATCAAGGATATTCTTTTTCTATCTTTTTTAATAAAATTCATTTGCTCCATAAGGAACTTTTGTTGTTCAATTTTTTTATTATATTTTTTAAATTTTCTTTTATAAAATAGTTCTCCCTCAACAGGCTCCCTTAATTTGATTTTATTATATGCGCTTGTTACTTTGTATTCAAAGATATTTAGTTTCTCTTGGTAGTTGTAAATCTCACGCAACCAAGTTTCAGCTTCATCTACTTTATCAAGATCATACACAATTTTTCGTTGCCCATCTATTTCTGTTTGAATATCAGTAATTTTTTTATTTTTTAAATCCTTCCCCTTTTGGATTAAATACATTCCAAGCATAACAGATATTTCACTAAATAATAGTAATGAAAAATTTGCCCAATATGCCCCAGTAATAATTTTACTAAATTCAAAGCCAACTGGAATAAATGCCGCAAAACCATTTACTAACGCAACCAATATTATTGTCAAAACACCAGAAACTCCTCGCATCCAATCTCGTTTGCCTAAACTATTAATTTTATCTTTAAACTTTGCCATTTTTCACCTCTCTCGTTTTTAGCCATTGAGCAATACCATTAAATCCCAAGCCTGTGGCCATTGATATTGAAACCACCATAAGTGTTCCTCGAAGCGATACAACCTGCTTTTCTACAAGAGAAACAACAAACCAAGCAATTATAAATGGAGCAATAAAACAAGCATTTCTAAACAACTCTTGCTTTGCTTCTATCTTTCTCTTTTTTGCAACCAATTCTTTTTTCTTTTCAGTATCAATACATTCAATGCATTGATTTGTTATGTCATCTTTCTTTTTCTTTAAGTGTCTACCATAGAAAAATATAGCAATAATGACAATAATCGCCAAAACAAATAGCCCAGAACAACTTATTTTATCAAAGACACTTGCTTGATGATTGATTAATGTTTCAATTAAAAATGCCCAAAGTGCATATCCTCCAGGCACTAAATAAGCAAATACTCTATAACACCAAGTAAAGAGTGTTATTTTCCAATTTGTCTTTTCCTTCATATTATCTCTCCACTACAACTTTCTTAACTTTGCGTTTATGTTTCTTTTTAGGCTCTACATTTGCAGACATCTGCTCCTGTTCCTCAATGTTAATAGTTTTGGTTAGTTGTTCTTCTTCGCTGCTTTCGAGCGTTACAGGCGATTCTATTGGCTCATTTATCAACGCTTCTGCTTCTTTTGTTTCTGCATTCAATTCTTCTAGCAAATCATCAACATTTTCGCCTTTAGTCATCCTATCATATAAAGCTAATTTTAATTTTTGTGACCTTGCTATTAGATTCTTTAAATAGTCTTTAAGCTCTTCTTTATTTGATTCAGAAATATTTTTTATTACTTCTTTAAGCAATTTAATCTCTTCTATCAATTCCAACACTAGCTGCTTTAAATCAATAATTTCTTTATATAGTGGCGAATTAAATTTTTTATTGTAGTGACCTTGAACGCAAGTAATTAACAATTTGCCCAGCATTGTTATAAAAGCAACAAATCCACCTATACCACCAAACACACCTAACAATTTGTACCAATTAAGAGTAATAAAGTCGCTTGCCTGTGTAACCCATTGCACTTGCAACATTAAATTCATACTTCCTCCTTCCAAAGCTCAACAAAAAAGTCGAGCCTCTTTGTTAAGATGTCGACCTTATCTGTTAAATCTTTTATTTTATTTTCCATATCTACTATTTGAGGTATTACTTCAATTTGCTCATTAAGTTCTTGTACTATCAAATCTTCCACTTTAAAAGACTTTACTATATTTCCCAAAAACTCAACTTCTATTTTTAATGAGAGTTTACCAAGTTTTACAAAATCAGCCTCCAAAGTAAATTTGTTATTTTCAATAACACCTTTCTTTGTAATACTGCCATTTGATGCACAGAAGAGCAACTTTGAGCCTGGTGGTCTTTCATAATCAAGTGTAAATTCGATATGCTCTCCTACACTGATAATTTTTGAGCAGTCTATGTATGTTCCTATGTTATAAAACAGTTTTATTTGCTTCTGCATCTTCCACTCCTTTTGTTTCTTCTGAACCCTCTTTGGCTTTTTCTTCTAATTTTCGCAGTTCAAGAACTATATCTCTACATTTCTGTTTTTTTTCTTCAAAATCGTTTCGCTCCATTCCAAAAAGTAAAACCTGTTCTACATCTTCTTTGTATTTATCTAAAAGATGTCTTAATTCTATTATTTTCTCTTCCATTGTCATCTCCTTATAATGTACCAGTCCATTGCCCTGATGAAACAGCGCCTATTGTTGGAATAAAATATCTAGTATTTGACGTATCTGTAGTTTTAAAGGTATCTCCCATATTAACTGGTATAAAATGATTATGCATATTATATTTATTACCATCATAAGACTCGGAAGCAAATTCTATTCCTGCGATAACGGTTTTTAAGATGTGTGTACTTCTGCTCCAAGTTTGATTATATACATATCCAGCACAAGGCGCTGTATATTCTATGTTGTGTTCAAATTCGACCTTATTTCCGTATGAAGGAACACCAGAAGATGAATTATCTTCTCCATAGAATACAGAGGTCTTACTTTTTCGTTCTCCAGCATAGTTTGTTCCACTTCTACAAGTACTAATATTCACACAATTATAAAATCCATATCCATAAGATGGAGTACCACTTGGACCACTATCACCAGCACCTTCACAATTAGAAAGGTTTGTACAAGAATAAAAACCATAAACACTAGTCTTACTGGTACAATTCGATAAGGATGAACACGATTTAAACCCTATATTTCCCAGATATCCTTCAACATCATAGTCAAAAGAACAGTTACTTAACCTTTTACAATTATAAAATCCTGCTCCATTGATGTATGACGCATTACCATAAACACCACTCTTACAATTTATCAAGTCAATACAATTAATAAACCCGTCACTTTCAGAAGCTGGTAAATGAACATTGCTCAAACAATTCATCAATCTTTCACAATAATAAAAACCATTTCCTTTGACTGTTGTACTACTAGCTTTTGATAAATAGGCAGAACAATTTATAAGGTTGACACAATAATAAAATCCAGAAAAGTCGCTTGTATTAGAAGTACATTTTAATGTAATATTACTGATACGATATTCGTTTGTATTAGGCTTAACTCTATACCATATAGCACCCCTATTCGTTTCACTGTAGTTTATTTGTTTAATGTTTATAATAGCCTGATTTATACCATCTAAAATAAACAATCCAACAGGCAACTTTAAGCCTCCTCCGTCGCTTCTTGTAAATTCTAATGTTCCACCATTCCCCACTAACAATACTGATTTAGCAGTACAAGTTCCTTCGTCTAATGTTTTATACCACGCTTCAAATTCTGCTTGGGAACGTATAATTAAATCATAAGTTTTTTTATTATTAACCCAAGCTGTTGTTGGTACTTTTGTTGAATTATCATCACTTGGTGGAGCAGTAATTTCCAAAGTTCCATCTTCATTAAAACTCCAAGTTTTAGTGACATTATTTGTTCCTGCATCTATCGTAGATTTTGCTGTATAAAATATCTTAAATCCATCTTTCCAAGTACCTAATAGATATGTTCCATTTGTTGATTTAGCATTTACAATCATATTGAACGAGCCTGCAGGTCTATCTATGTATAATGGTACTGAACCTTTATTTGCATTAATATATGAAGTCGTACCAAAAGTTGTATTTACTTTTTCTGAAAGATATAAACTTTTCCATCTAAAATTAGGCTCGCCCAAAGAATATTGATTAGTAGATGCAGGTTGAAATTGAGCAGATATATTTGCCCAAGTTAAATTTTTATTCGCAAATAGATTAAATACATTTTGCTTCCAAGTATCATCACCATCTTCTGTCGCTTGTCTTGCTAAAAAACTTAACTGAACTGTGCCTGTACTTGTAGCTCGTGCCTGCATATAAGCAAGGTATTGGTTATCGACATCATACATTATAAATCTTCCAAGCCCAACGTCGGCAGAAGGTATCGTTCCTTTTTTATAACCAGTATTAATAATTTTGAGACCAGTATAACCACTTGTTTGTGTCTTAACCAATTCTTGAGTAAATGTATTTTGACCTGTAAAAGTTTGATTTTCTTTCAATGTAGCAAAATTTTCAGTTGCTGCTTTTTGTGTCATTGCGCCATCTGTATTACTGCCAGTTTCGTTATATAAACTTCCACCACTTTGGCCTTTTGGAACCAAAATATCATAACTTGTAGAGTTCGTTAAAAGAATTGTATAAATATTATTGCCATTGGCATCTGTTGTTTTATAATTGATGCTCGCAATTCCGGTACCTGTATCACCTTTTTGACCATCTATTCCTTGTGGTCCTTGTACACCCTGTGGTCCTTGTACACCTTGCAAGCCTTGTTCACCTTTATCACCCTTTTCGCCTGGGTCGCCTTTCTCACCCTTTAAACCTTGCGCACCTTTTTCTCCTTGAGGTCCTTGTTCGCCTTGTACACCTTGCAAACCTTGTTCGCCTTTATCGCCTTTCGGTCCTTGCAAATAACCTTGATTACTCCAACCTAATTCATTTAACTCGTTATAACCCCAAAGATATACAAGTCTAGGTGTAGTAGTACCAACTAAATAAGCCTTTCCGACATCTTTCGCGCTTAATTCAGGCAAACTCGCTGTGCTTGACACATAGCCTTGAATAGTAAAGTCGTTTCCGTTATCTCCTTTGTCACCCTTGTCACCTTTTACGCCTTGAATACCTCGCAAACCTTGTTCACCTTTATCGCCCTTTGCACCTTGCAAACCTTGTTCGCCTTTAGGCCCTCTCGCACCAGTTTCTCCTCTTTCTCCTTGAGGACCTTGTTCGCCTTGTATTCCTTGCACACCTTGTATTCCTTGCACACCTTGAGGACCTCGTTCTCCTTCTGGTCCTTTTGGAATTTCAATCAGCTCATTATTTCCGTCTGTCAAATTGATTGAATATAGCCAAGCACCATTTTCCAACACTTTGACAAATGTTATACTTTCAATACCATTGCCAGCTTCACCTTTTTCGCCAGGAAGGCCATCAACGCCTTTTGGCCCCATTGGTCCTTCTGGGCCTGTTTCTCCTTGAGGGCCAACAAATCTTGTCCATTTGTAATCTACATCATGATTTGACTTTTCATAACCAATATAAACTCCAATATAATCAAACCCTTCTTCCCAGTTATCTTGCGAATTAAGTCCTTCTATATTTTGAGCATATTTTATAAAAATACTTTTGCCATCTGCTCCACCAGTTATATCTTGAAATTCATTTTGAGTAATAACCTCTTGAGTTTCTTTATTAATTATTAATGTTCTTGCAAAAATATTATCATAACTAAAAAGATATTCACTTTGTAAAATATTATCTCCATCATTTTCTCTAAACACATAAAGATTCCCATTTACATTTTTTTTCTTATTTTGTATATCGTTGTAGTTATGATAATTTACTTCATGTTCATAGCCAATGTAAACCGCAGGAGCTTCTTTGATTCCATCCATTTCAAAAGGAACAACTACAGTATCTATATCAGCAACTTTATACTTTTTTACTGTGTTGCCCTCTACTTCATTAAGATGATCCTCGAAATTGGCAAGTATTTCATCTTCTATAACTCCTGGCATATATTTGCTTCCAGGATAGACATTCACTTCTACACTTGCTTGTGTTTTTAATTTAGAAATGTTGTCTATTGGATTTCTATTCTTTACAATAACATTAATTGTCATTCTTTCTATAGATGCCAATTCTACATCAAGTTCTTTTCCAGTTGATAACAACCTAAATTGGTTATCAAGAACACGCTCACATATAAAAGGTATTGTCTTTTGATTGTCAGTTCTTGTAAACGACATATATACAAGGTCATTGACTGCCATATTTTCTGTAAAACCAACATAGTATTCAACAGATGCAACGCTACCTGCATATACCTTGTCACTTTTTTCATTGTAAGATAAAAAATTGCCGTTCATATCAAACGACAAATAAACTTTATTGTTTTTCATATTTTCTCCTTTTTTATATTAAAAAAGCAAGACTACTTGCCCTGCTAAAATGGTCTGTTTATTAAAGTTTTGTCCATAGACAATATTTTACTTACTTTCCCTACAGAGATTGCAAAATCTCTATCATTTGTTACAAGTATTAAATCTTCCTTATAACATATATGTTCATAAATAAAATCTTTAAAATCCAAAAATTTCGCTTTAGTTTGTAAGTATGTAATAGTATCCTCAGGCCCTATAGAAGTATTTATAAATTTCACATTCCCACTTTTAATCAATTGTAAAAATTGGTCTGCAAAGTCTTGAACCCATTCTTGACATATATCTGATTTTCTAAATTCTTTATAATTTCTTCCTAATGTAATGCTCTTATGTCTTTCTTTTTGAATTAGATTATTAAATACTTCAGAAATAATTTCAGGACAAATATATACATAACTACCTTTATTATGAATTCTTTTTAAGAAGTTTTGAGCTTTATAAGCATATTTCTCTTCTGAGCTATCTCGATTAAGAATTACAACCCATATATTTGCATCAAAGAAGAATTTATCATCATGTTTTATTGAATAAGAATCGCAATCATTAACCTTTAGCGAATTTTTTCTCGGCACTATTTATAACCCTCACTAAGCTATTTATTGAAAATTCAGGCAATCCTATAATCTCGACTTTTTCCTCAAACTCCTCTCGGTTTAAATTGTGGAATAAATTTCCTATCGCTGCGTTTAAGAAAGAAGATAAAACTACATTTACGTTAGAAAAATCAACCACAACTTTATCATGGGTTTTTAGACTATTTATTATAAGATTATATAAAGCATCACCATTTCCAAATTCAACAGCCATATCAGAAGTCAAATCATATACTTTGATGATTTCCTTATTGTTTTTCATTTTATCCTCCATTTATATAATACAATATATGAAAACAAAAAATCAAGAGATTTTAATAATTTATTTTATTATGTTATTTTCATTTAAATTAAACGTTATATTTATTATTGTTCCACCAAAATTAAAATATTTATACCAAGAATCATGCACTGTTTCATTTTTATAATTATATACTTCATTTCCAGAAATAATAATTAACTCGGCATTTTGAGATTGTATAACATCCATAAATCTTGTCAGACCAATCCCCGTAGATTTTGAATCGGTAGTATTTGATTCTATTAAAGCCCAGGGAATAAAGTCTAAATCAAAATCTTCTATACCTCTTTCTCTCATATAGGTTATAATATTATCTTGAAAGGTATTCCCAAAATTCACCAATGTCAATTCCAGTTTATGCTTTTTAGGGAAAAATTGCCCACAGATATATAGTTTACTAGTTTTTCCATGCATAAAGGCATTTACACAAACTTCAGCGAGCGAAGATATGAATTCATATTGATAATCATTGCTAAAAATTTTATTTAGTTTAGGTAATATTGATTTTTTAAGCTCTTGTATAGCTTCCAACGAATTCTTGTTTTCTGATATTTTTATTATTGTATCAAAATAATCTTCTTTGGCTTTTTCTTGCCATAAAGACGAAAAATTGTTTTTTAATAACAAATTCCGAACAGTAGAATTTTGTGGCAAATTTAAAGTAATATTTTCAGTTGTACTATTTCTAATCAACTTAATGAACGCATAAAGAATAACAGAAATATTAGAATCAATATATTCTAATTCAGTCAAATCTATTAAAGAATTATCAGCTATGTTTAGCGGAAAATCTTCAAACAATTGACTCTCTATATCATTAACCAGTCTTAAAATTGACTCTTCACCTGAATTATATGACCCCTTTAACTTAAATAAAATATTTTCATTCATGTATGAATTCTATCACATTTTTTATAAAAACAAAACGCATTCGACAAAGTTCGCATGATTTATTTTTCTTTTCAGCCCTTCCCAACAAAATAACCTCTTATTTAAGGACAAAAAAGATGAGATTTACTCACCTTTCTTTTCTTGTTCATTAAGCTCTTCTAACTTCTTTTCAAGTTTAGCTTTCTTTTTGGCTTTACGAGAGGATTTGAGGTTAACACTCTCACCATTTTTAAAGTAAGATACTGTTTCTTTTATAAGAAGGTAGATTAAAAAAATTAACGAAAGGCTTAAAAGAATAATACTTGTAATACATAAAGCGTAATAAGGAAGAAGGCCCTTCCAAACAATTTCCATAGATGGATAAATTTGGTTTTCAACCATTTTTAAAGCAATTTTATATTGATTAACATAATCGTTAAAGCAATAGCCAACACAAGATAAAACTAATGTTAGAATGGCTATTGATAATCCTAGAAATATAATTTTCTTCTTTTTCATTTTTACACCTCTATTATTTAGTTTATTATAAGTTATAAAATTTGTCAATTTAAATTAAGATAATTATTACATATACATTTTATAATAATTTTCTTTTAACATATCTTTATTTGGCTTATTAACTATAATTAAAGCTTTATTTTTGATTTTTTCTCTTATGCATAGTGATTTTATAGTTTCAATTTCCTCACTACAAACAAGACTAAACTTAATTTCATTTGGACTAACTATGTTTACCTTTGCAGTACATGAAAAAATAGGGTTTAAGCATTTACTATCATTTATGTCTATTTCCCTATTATAAAAATCTACACATACTTCATTTTCTAGGTCAATCACAGTTTCATTATTCAAAATAGAAGTTATATAATCTTTTGTCAAAATAATATTTTTGTTTTTATTATTAATAGAAAAAAGAATATTCGGTTTTTCTAGACAATCTTTTAAAATATTTAAATTAAAGCTGAAAACTAAATTTTCCCTTAATTCTTGAATTGATTCATCGTTTATTGATACTGTAGCTAATCTTTTATAGTTTAATAATAATTTGTCAAACTCTGATTTATTCAATTCTCCTTTGCCATTTATATCTAATTCAGCAATATCTTGAGGATTCGAACAAAATTCCATATTTAATTTATCTACACAGCCAAACGGGTCAGTATATAATATATCTATTTGACTTGTTGGACAATAAACTTTAAATGAAATGGTAGTGTAGGTTCCTGAAGGTGTTTCACTCCACTGTCTTTCTCCAAGATACTTATCTTTCCCGATTAAAGCATTATCTTTAAAATTAAATACAAATAGCATTTTATTATCTTCTGCAATACAAACAATTGGTAATACAAAATGTTTTTTATATTCAATATTGTTATTTTTTTCATCTTTTAATATCGAAGTCGTACTTATTAAAACGCATTGCGGAATCTTTTCTTTTATAAAGCAAAAAGGATTAAAAAAGAAATGATATTGAGGTGCGGTGTCTTTAAAAATATCATTTATAGAAATTTCTTTATTTATAGCAATATTCCTTCTTTTAACGTTAGTAAACTCAATCGCGCTATTTGCTCTGATTGACTTACTAGCTTTTACTGAATTGCTTCTTCTAAAATGATTTTCATTCAACTGGTAAACCGCAACCAGTTCAAAATTTATATTTTGATACGCCACACCTGTAATCATATAAATTTTATTATCTTTTTCATCAACAACCCTACTCCCAACTGGATAAATTTCATTATAATGCCAGTGTTTTTTTATAAACGTCAAATCCGATTTCGCCATAGAGTCAATATACTTTTGTAAATGTTTATTAAATTTATTGTAATCTACTTGACTATCAACTTGATTAAAAATCGTAGCAAATTCTTCATCTCCGTTTATAAGTTTAGAATCTATAAATGGTTCAAATTCTAAATAATAAAAGCTCGAATAAGCCTCGTCGCTTTTAATCTCTTTTTTATAATAATAATTATTTATATAGATAAAGTCATCTCCCTCCGTATAATGCAAAAGTTCTTCTTTTTTATATTGATTCAAATCCAAAGCATTGTATTGTTGATTTTCAAAACACATGTTTGTTAAGTCTATATCATCAGAAAAGGCTGAATAAGAAGTAGAAAGAGTTGAAGTAACAGAACCAAAATAAGCAGCTCTTCTAACAACTTTATTTACGCGTTTAATAGGAAAAGGCAAATGCAATCCCCAACCACTATCAGATTTGTTATATGAAGTCAAATCTCTACTATTATTATTTATTTCCGGCACAGCAAACATTTTATAAAATGGAAAAGGCGTATTACTGCCAGTCACTAGGTTCTCAACATTACTCACAACACCTGTCGCAAAATTTGCAACGTTTGATTTATAAGTTACATTTTGAGCACCTTCCAATAAGTCCTCAAGTTTCAACTCAGGCATATCGTAACCATCTTGCCTTAAAAATATAAGTAAGTATTCATCTCTTTCCATATTGCGTGGCAAATCGGTTTCTGGGTCCATATCAAAGTACATACATGGCGTTCTACCAGTTGTCTTGTCATACTTGAATAACACTGTGTAAAGGTCTGGCTCAGTAAACGAATCACTATCAAAAGGAATGTTTTTAAGAAATTCTTTATCAAGAATTTTCACCCTATTAAACCAAGACTTATTTTGGTGCGGGTCATAACCTTCATCATAATTATCACAATTAGCAGGCGTAACCTTTAAAAACCTTTCAAGAGCTGTTAAATGATTAAATGGCTCTTTAACATAAGTTACCTTATTACCACTTCCATCTGTCACTGTCTTGCTAGTTTGATTTGTATAAGCGAGAGTTTCTCCCACTACATACTTCATACGTTCTATAGGCTCCAACAAAGACATCTTAACAAGCCAAGACTTTTTATCTTTGTTTTGAGCATACTGGAAATTGCCCAAAACGTATTGATTATGATTAAGTGGATAACCATTTACATCATACTTAGCTTTCAATTCTTCGCCTTTTGCAAAATGCAATATTCTTACCCATTGCATATGCTGAAGATTTGGTTTTTCCTCGCTTCTCCACTTAAAATTTATACTTGCATCATCAGTATCTTCATCCTGCCTAAACGCCTCACTAAATCCTACTTGTGGAGCAAGCATTTTTGACCATTGCCCTTTCTTTCTATCAAAAAATTGAACTTTTACAAGCCAATCTTGTCTCATTAAGTTTTTTAATAATTCAACAGCTTCATTGCCGTTGTTAACTTCTGTTGTAGACATAACTATCTCTCCCATACTTCCCTTTTTTAATTGTATAACCGCTAAGGTCTAAGCTACCAGAAAGGACAAGAACATTATCATTTTCATTTGCCTCTATGGATTCTTGTTCTAATTTATTCATTTTATTTAAAATAGTTTGCCAAACTAATGTTATTATTTGGTTAGCGACTGCCATACCAGCACTTGCAACCGCACCACCACCCGCGCCCGTCATAAATGCCTTACCTAAACTAACGACTGGAGACAAGTTAAAACCCAGAGCCGAAGAAGCAGAACTTACAGTAGAGCCAAAAAGTTTATTTCCAACTTGCCCTGCGATAATTTCTTCTGTTGATTTGTTTTGTTTATTTATTGACTCAGCGCCAGTCTCAATTTGAGTGCTCGAAAAAGCTCCATTTTGTGTTTTATCTTGAAATGCTATTGTATAATACTTTTGATTCATTGCTTACACCTCATACAAGTAACCGTAAATGTACCCACATCAGAATTCCCAAGTTGATATACAAGATTGACATTCAAGTAAACTGGATAATTTACATACTCAATAAACTCTTCACTTTTTCGCTTGCTAATGCTTAAATAATAAGGCTCTTTAGATGTTTCGCCTGATAAAGCCAAGTAAGTTAGTATATCATTAAGCTCTTCGTCTTGGCATGTATCATCCAAAGAAAAAAGACAAGCCTGTTTTACTGCCTCTACACTTTCTTCAGGAATTAAATCTCCTTGTTCGTGGTTTTCTATTGGTGTTGATTGTGGCGTAAAATTTAAAGAAGTAATGTCGTTTACTGTCAAATATTCTATTTCTTCATTTATCTCACCATCTTCATTCTCTGAGGTTACGATTCGCCCTAGCTTTATTTTATAATCTCTGCCATAATATCCTTTTGTAGTAAAATTAATCTTACCACTTATTACAACAGCCTTTCTTTTATAACTACCAGAATTATCATAGCTTCCAGAAGATGAAGGCTCGCTAAAAGTAATCTCGCCTTTATAACCATCCCCAAAATCGATTGTTTTGTTATTAAATGCTTCTCTGAGCGCTATTAAGTCAGCTTCTATATTAAATTTCGGTTCTACCAAGTATTCGCCCTTAGAATTAACCATGTTGTAATTTATTGGCACCCAAAGAGTAAGTGTGTAAGTTGTGTTTATAGCAGTAAATGAAGTAACTGAATATTGTCCAGGAAGCACCTGAACAGTTCCTAAAATTTTATTTCCATTTTTTTCAAATGCATCATAATTTATCTGACTCATTTGATTACCATATACATGACTCACATGTGTATATTTACGTTCAAACAAATCATTATCATAGAGTTCATATTTACTGCCTAATTGTTTCTTAAATTTCTCTAACAATAATTTTTCTATCATATTTCTCCTTCTATCAGTTCGGCACCCAACTGCATTGCAAGACGAGAGGCAAAATTATCAAAAAATGTATCGAAATACCTATAATGCCTATTTACATAACTTCCTTTCCTACCATTAAGATTGTAACTTATTACTGGCCTTTCATTCAATAAAATACCATATTGTAGTCCACTTTGATTACAGAAATCAAAGCCTATCGATTTAGCCCCCATTGGCGAATACAAATCCCCCATTCCAGTATTTGCAAGCCTACCTGTTCTATATGGTATTAAAGGATAAAAAGAGTTCCTAAAATCCATTGCTATATCAAGCAAATTCATTTGGCAGTCCTCCGTCAAGATATAAAATCAAGCCTCTCAAAGCACCTGTATTCTCATTTAAAACACTTTCAATATCTTTTATTGTCATAATGATTTTGTCGCTCAATTTAATGCTTGAACCTTTTGTAAATGGCAAATCGACATCACTTGTGTAAATTGTTTCTGTCGGCTCTATAAATTCACCTGGAAAAGAAGAAAAAGTCGTTGTATACTTTCTACTTTGTATTACTGCATAGTTGAAAGAATAGTTTATTTGACCTTTTTCACCTATTCCCAAAAGCAAACCTTTATGTAATTCTCGATAAATTGAACTGTCTTTTGCTATGGCTTTTTCCCAATAATTCATTTGCCAACCCTCGAAAACATGCCAGATTGAATAAATCCAAGCATTGAAAGATTTTGTCTAAACTCAGGGCAAACTGAATACGTTTGTTCACCTTTTTGCATAGAAGTTCTTCCGTTCTCCATATCATAAATAAGCTGTTTTGCCATTGCTTGTTTGAATAAGTATTCTCTAAGTTCTCTGTCAGAAATAGAACATACAATAGAATAATGTTTATCTGCGGGAAGGTAAAGTCCACTTAATACGTCTTCAATCATTTTAATATTAGGTCTAACATAATGATTTTCATATATGTACTCGCAAGTCTTTAAGTAGTAGTCAATAAAGATATTATCTTCTTCTTGTTTACTTAATTTTGTATCATAATTCATTCTGTTTTTTAAGAATGCGCTATCTAATTTTGTAGCATGTTCTAGCATAATACCCCCTATATATAGTATTCAAGCCCTCAAAACGAGGGCTTTTACTATTATTTTAATTTTTTACTTATTTACTGGAGTCGCAGTAGATTTCTCATAGCAAACAAAGATACCTTCGACCTTTTTATCTTTTCCGTTAGGGAAAACAAATGTATCCCACATAGAACGGTTCGCATACCAATCTCCATCGCCTTCTGTATGTTCTCCTGCTCTTTTAATATAAATTGCATTTGTCTTTGGAACAGTTTTTACAACTTGAGTCGATGCAAATACTATCGCGAGTTTCTTGGCATCATCAGAAGCAACAAAACCATCTGCATAGTTAAATTTAGAATGGAATCTTTCATCATCTATAACTTCCATTAAATATACGCCATCAATGTTTGTTACTCTTGTTTCAATACCCACACCGCCATCAGCAATGGTTGTAAGTTCAATTTTTAATTTTGTTTCAGTTGAGAGTTCAATAAGGTTCATTACTTCACTTGATACATAAGCAATAAGAGTTCCATTTGCTCTATATCTACGAAGTTTACCATTAAGCATCATTCCTTTAATTGTTGAAATAATATTGGTTTTATCTACAGTATTTCTATCAAACTCTTGAGTAAGGCCATTTTTCTCTGCAACTTGATATACTCTTTCAAAGAATCTAGCATCAACCTCTGGTGCTTCTTGCGTTCTTGTAAATGTTTCTGAAATATTATCTATTGAAGCAGTTCCATTCGACTCATCGACATCAATTCTATCTACAAGGAAAGATATATCTCTATCGTGTTCAATAGTATAATCAACATCGGCTTGATTTAATTCCCCCTTGTTCCAGCCTCCATCTCTTGAATGAGCCTTAAAGCCACTTACTGAATTTTGCGTAAAATGAAGAGTTTTAGCTCCTGTCCATTTTACTGAATCTGCCTTTGCAATAAAAGGGCTTGTAATTGTATTTTGATTTAAAATTTCTAAAATTTCTGATTGCCATTTCTCGGCATAATTAATTGTATTTGACATAATTTATTCTCCTCTTTATTTGTTTTTGTTCCAAGCCTTTTGATTTTTAAAAGTAGATGACTTGGAGTCTACTTTTGTTATTGAGGTCATTGGCGGATTTTTACCTCTTAATTTGTCTGCTACTGCCGTTTCAATCGCACTACCAAACATTTTTTCAAAGTTATCTAAATTTTGTTTTGTGGTCTCTGCATTGTCAGTAACTAAAAAAGATGCGAAATCAGATGGTAATTTTCTTTTAACCAATTCCTTTTCTGTCTGCATCTTCATTTTTTCGAGTTCAAAGGCTCTCTTTTCCTGTTCAAAAGTCTTTCGCTCTTCATCTCGTTCTTTGGCTTTTTGTGCCATTTTTTCTTTTACCCGCTCCGTCTCGGTCATTTTTGCAAGTCTTTCATATTCAGCTATCGCCTTTTTCTTTTCAGTTGCAATCATTTTGTTAACTTCATCTCGAGTGAATGATTTCTCCTGTTTTAATTCAACTTGCTTTTCTTCTTTTGCCTCTACACTCTCAGCAGTAGAGCTCTCTGTGCTTTGGTTTTCTAATTCCTCTGCCATAATTCCTCCTTGCGTTCACGCTCGCCAGCAAATTTGAATTTAACGCAATCCTAAAGCGAAACAGTTTTACGCCATGCTGGGCAAATAAAAAGACAAGTAGCTCTACTTGCCTTTAATTTTATTAAATTGATTTATTTACAATGCTTATGATAAAACTCAAGACTTTCTTCAACAGTCCACGAACTATATTCAACTAATTGCATAAATTGCCTTTCAGAAAGTTGTTTAGCTGCATCTTTCAATTCCTCTATACTATTTTTATAAAATAAAACATCTTCAACTAATTCTTTAGGTACTTGTTTTATATCCGTTTCAGCATATTTTTCTATTTCTTTGTGTTTTTTTATGACTTCTGGAGTCTGCGCTTGCTTTTTAATAATATTCATTATGATTCCTCCATTTCAATATACCATATACCATTTTTCTTAATTTTTGTCAATACTTTAAATTTAGTATTAGTTTTATATAACGCTTCACTTTCAGCTTTATTAATATTAGAAAGATTTGCAGCCCTTTTAGCATTTAATATAGTTATTCTAACTTGAGGGTTTTCTAGATAAAACTCTTTAGTTGTGGTAGATGTAAAAGATTTATACTCTATTTCTTTCCCTAATATATGTTTATCTATAAAATAAGTCATTTCTTCTTTATAGCGAAATTTCATATCTCTTGTAAGTGTAACATTCTCAACCTTTGGCATTTTTTCTAATGCATTGTTCAGATTTTTTATCGTTTCTTTATACTCATTATTTTCCCCATATTCTAGCAAAGCAGAGTTTATTCTGTATGCATCTCCTCCAGTATATTGCATTATTGCACTTTTTTCATCATATGGCAACTTTAAATAGTTAATATCATAAATTCCCTCTTTTTCTGCTAGTTCTTTTAATTCATCTGCCATTCTAGGTTTTGAATTCCAATCAACTTGTTCTCTTTCATATTCTCTAAAAAGTTTAATACCTTCATCATTTTTGTTTACTTCTTTTATAAACTCTCTTTGCATCTTTTGGTAATGTAAAACTTGTTGATGATATTTCATTTGTTCGCTCTGGGTCAAGCTACCCTGTTCAAGCCTTTTGTTTGCCCTAATTTGTCTTTCTATTAGTCTTTGTTTTTGAGTTGCTTGATATTGCCTTCTATTTTTCTCTTCGCTCCAATCTTTACCGATATCTACTCTCAATTTCTTCTCTTGTCCATTAAGTGCAACAAATGTCCTATGTCTACAATTAGGATGAAATAATCCATCTTTCATAGCTTCGGAATATAAAGGATGAATACCATCAGGCTTACCTTTTGCATTAAAATCATCTATGATTACTCGCCCTTCCCATCTTGCACATTTTTCACAACAACCAAAATGAGAACTTACCACAACATAGAACTCTCCTGCTTCATCTCTTGCATGCCCTTCTCCTGCCATCATTGCACCATGTTCATACTCGCTCTCTATTATATCTGCCACTGTTGCAATATTGGTACTTGCACCATTTAACTTAATATTGCCTATTATCCCTTTCTCTAAATCTTGTGATTGAGCATAATCTATCGCTTGGTACAAATCATTAGCATAATTATAAGCTGACAAAGAAGAAATAATATTTGTAAATATTGACATTGCAGAACTAACCGCCACACGACACATACTTTTGATAAATTGATGAGAATTTTCCCTCATTAGTTCTACTCTTTCATTTAGAGCGTTGTCAATATCTTTCTTTAATTGCTTAGATATATTGTTTACGCCCTGTTTATACCCTCTGTCGATAGATTTATCAAGACAATCTCTCGCTAGGTCATACGCTCGATTTACGGCGTTAATATTAGCCTTTTCAAGTGTATTTCTATTTGAGTACATTTGTCTTTGAAACTCACTCAAATTAGATAAAGAAGAATTTGGAAATGAAGTAAATAAAGCCTTTTGATTTGCTATCATTTTCGCTTCTAAATCAACAAAAATGTCGGCTAAACGATTATATTCCATTAAATCCACCTAACGAAAACATATTAGGATTATTTAAAGAAGCATAATCAGTTTGAGGATTGTTCCTTGCTTCTTCTTCAAGTTTCTCTTTAACATCTTCGTTATAGAATGACAATTGTTTTCCTAATGTTTCTTTATCAACAATATTTCTTCCATCTACTTGACTTATAATCTGTGCAATTTCCGCATCGTTTCTTGGCAAATCTCTTTTAAATGTAATTGTTATGTCTTGAACATCTATTTCACTTTTTCCATTTAAACTTAATGCGCTTGCAAACATTTTTAATCTTCTTCTTAAACACTTTTCAAAATATGATTGTTTTTCTTTTGTAAGCGCCTCAAATCCTATAAGTTTATACTGCATTGCTACACCGCTAGAATTATTAGCGAAGTTTACATCTGTCATATTAGGAACAAAGCTTGTCGCATGAATATCAGCACGTAAAGCACTAGCGAGAACACTTATTTTACTTTGGTCCATAATCTTAGTAAGCCAACCCGCCGATTGATCGTTAGACGTAAATTCCAATATTTTATCTTTTTTGAGCTGCCTACGCCTATCTTCAAAAACTTTTTGATCACCTTGATAAAAGTTTGTATTATACAGCATTAAAATAGCATCATTAAACTCCTCTATATCATCAATCTGTTCGGCAAAAATTTTCTCATAAGCATCTATTGATTTAATATTCTGTTCAAAGTCACCTTGTAATTCCTCATTGTTTATAAGTTCAGTTATAGGAACTCTGTCAATTCCATGAGGCTCTGGCTTACCATGTTGTCTTAGATTAACAAAGTTTTTGCCTCCAACATATGTAGTTTTAAATGTATTATCATAAACTTCTACGATTGCTTTATTATCATCAATTTCAAAGAAATGCAATCCATACAGACAATTATTTTCAATGGTATTATCACAAATTATCTCAGCATCATATTCGCTTATCATCGCTGTTTTCGGCACTGGATGTTCATCGCTAGATAAATATGTTAGTTCATAGCTAAGGCCTGAAATAGAAGCTGTTTTCGCCATCTTATTATCATGTAATGACATGCTTTGTCTTTTATATAAATCCATTATAGTATCGAAAGTATCTTTTGCTGTTTCACCTTTATAAGAATACTCTACTTTTTCACCTACTAGATAATTGGTTGCCATAGTAGTTATATATTTCGCAAGATTAATAATCGGAGTATTTTTCGTTTTATTTTCATTCTCATCTTTTAATATTTTGTGCTTGCCATTATAATAATTATGATTTTCATCAAATTTATCATACAACTCTTTATGCTTATTAATCCATTTGGTAATATTATCTACTGTTGCCTGTGTATCTTTTTCAACTATTATCATCTTATTCCTAAATCCTTTTTACTTAAAATTCTCGCTGGAGGTATTCTATCCATATCTTCAGCTAATGCGTATCTCATAGCATCAATTAAGTGGTTATATTTATCTATCGGTTGCTTAATCGTATTTCCATCTTTATCTTTTTTCCATTGGTAAAGAGTTAGTTCATTCTTCAAGTTCTGACATGTCTTATCAATTACAATCTCATAGCCTTGAAGCCACTGAATACCAAATCTCACACTATCAGGACCTTTTAATGCAGGATATGCATTAATTCCACAGTCTTTAAGTTCTTGTATCGACTTTTGCTCCGCACTATCCGCAATAATTCTCTGATAGTTTACTAATGGCTTTATGTCGTTTGCTAGGTCATAATTCGTCTTCCCTCTCTCATAGTACTCTTGAAATGCATATATAATTTTTCTTTTAGTATCAATATGTAGTTTAATAAAAGCAGCAGGATCTGAAGCAAAACCAAAGTCTAATCCATTTCGAATATTGTCGAATGTGGAATATAAAGGCACTTGTGTTTCTCTTCCTTCTTTCAGCACAATTACAAGTTGTTTTAAATCTTCCACTCTCCAATTTGTAAATATCCTATCACCCAGAACTCCCCAATTGCCCAAAGTATATACTTGATAATAATAAGGGTCTTTTTCGTTTTCAAGTTCATAATGGTCATCTTCTGTTAAAAATTCATTGTCTTTATGTGTGGACTTTACAATTAGAAGATTATCTTGTTGTAAGATATTTTCTCCATCAACCCATTCGCCAAAGAACTCTGTATAAATCCAGTGCGTTTGATATATTGGGTTAAAAGATAAAGTAATTCTCTTCTTATGCTTTGAATACCCTCTTAATCTCTTGCGTAATTGCTTATAATCGGCATAATCGACCTCTGTGGCTTCCTCTATCCAAACATCAGTCAAGGCTCCATTTATTGGTGTTATTGACTTTACCTTTTCAGAATCATCAAGACCAGAAAAAAGTATTTGTTTATTATTTTGCGTGCAAGTTATAATCATCTCACTTTTTGATATGTTAAAATATTTATCTAAGCCTAGCATTTGAATAGCTTTTATAATTTCATTCCAACATGACTTTTTGATTGTTGTTCCAGTGTTTCTTACAATTAAGTAATTTCTACCTTGTAAAATATCTAAAACCACTCGCTCTGCAATGAATACAGATTTACCCGATGACGAACCACCAAAGAAAATCTGCGTCGCTTGGTCTGCAAACAAAAAAGGCTGATATACTTTATTAATCAGTCCTTTTGGATTTAATTCAATCGTCATTCTTCATTATCCTTATCACGCAATCGTCGTTTGTGATTTTAGTCTCACGCTTCTCAACAAACACCCCTTGTGCTTTTGCAAGTAGTTCACTTGCTTTTATTCTATTCTGTAAATTATATTCTTCAGATGAAAGAATGCTGGTCCAAAACTCCATAAGTTGTTTAGCATCAAAAATCAACTTTTTATCTTGTTTTTCTATTATCTTCGCTCTAAGCTCACTAATCCTAGCCAGCACCTTAGCATTTCGATATAAAACACTAGCCTTATTATCTACACTATTTTCATTCCATAATCTTGATTTTGGATAGGCTTCATAATATGCTTGCCTTTGTGTTTTACCTTTCAGTAATGCTTGCACAAACTTTTCTTGATTACTCGTTAGCCCCGTCTGCGGTTGCTTTTGCATTTTCAACCTCCTCTTCACTCTCTTGCTGAATTGAAATTAATCCTGATTGGCATAACTCAACTACTTCTGTTAAGCCTTCACAAGAAACTCCGTCATTTGTAATGTCCGCAACTATTCCAGTCTCTTTATCAATGCAAATACTTGAGTTCTCGTTTATTGTTTTGACTAGTATCTCCCCTTCATCTTCAAATCCTTGACTTAAAAGTTCTTCAGCGTTATTCTCGACATCGCATTTTAAAATCTTTTCTTCCATAACTCTCTCCTTTTAAATTTTTCGGCTCACTTGGACTCCAACCAAGACCTACTACATGCTTTCTTACACCACAAGCCGATAAAAAAAGACAGACAACTACATCTATCTTTTTTAGTTATTACAGCGCTGCACTAGCTGTTGTTTAAAATAATTAATTCGTGACTTTGTTAAAAAATTTAATTTTGTGCAGTAAGGTAAATTGGGAGGTGTGTGGACATCTTCTTATTTATCCACTTTATCATTTTACACCATAAAAAGGGTACAAAAGGGTACAATTTGTTTGCTTTATATAGGATTAAATGATATAATTCAAGCAAATGGAGGCTTTATGGAAGGAAAAGATATAGCAAGTATTGTTCTGTCAAGTATAACTATTGTTATTTCCATCTTCGCAATTATAATATCAATAATATCTTACAAAAACAGTAAAAAGAACTCAAATGCCCAACTTGCATTAAGTCTTTATGAATCAAGAATGAAAATATATAAATTCTATTGCGATTGTATGGATACATTAGGCGGGCTTAAATTTTTAATAATTTCTAGGAATTTATCTTTCAATTTTCAATCAGTTCTTAATATTTTCAACACAGAAATCAATGACGATGATGTAAAACTAACAAGAGATAAACTAACAAAAGCACAGAAAGATGATAAAGAATGTTTTTGTCTTATAACAATAATGTTTGGCAACCCATTAAAAACAAAGTTGCTAGATCTATTTAATTCTTATAGTGAATTATATACAGCTATACTATATAATCAAAAGCAAACAACAAGAGAAGCAGACATCGCATTTAAAAAAATATATAACATTGCCGACGATACAACACTAAAAAATCAATTTGCAGAATATCTAGATTTTTCCAACTATAAAATTCATTCTTCCAAACAAAAAGGACATAGGACATAATTAAATTTATGTCCTTTTATTCAAATGTCACAAGTCAAACTAGCATACATTCTTATTCCCCTATATTTCGCTTGCTTAACCCCATCAAAGGTATAATTCATTTCCACTGCCAATCGTTCCAAATTCTTCTCCTCGCAGTAATACCCTCTTAATACCGAACAATATGGCTCTCTCAATTTATATATCTTTCTCTCTATGTCATTTTGCACACAAAGACTATGTATCTCCTCATCCCAATATTCAGCTTCAAGATTTCTTAACTTGTCCATAAGCGCTACTATCTTGTCATCATTACCAGAACTAGATTGCACGCCGAGGCTCTCTCCTGCACCTAGACTTGACATCCTATCTCTTATAAGTCCAAGTTGCTGTTTTATGTATGTCATTTTCTTTTTACTCTTGCGATACATATTAAGTTCTTCTAATGCTTTCTTAACTTCCATCTATTCTCCTTTCTCGATTTGGTCTACCTCTTGCAAAAACTTTTTTTTATTAAATATTCCTTGCAAAGTTGTTCCTGCAATGCTCTTGTATTCCTTTACTTCCCAACAATCTTTACAAAGTTTTCTAATCTTCTCGCAGACTTGCTTGGTGTTGAGCAATAATTTCTCATTGCTTATTGATATAATATTTTTAAGTCTTTCAATCTCCTCGTCTTTTTCTTTAAGCTGTTGCTGATATTCTCTTTCTCTATCCAAACAACCTTTAATTTGAGGTTCTATAATTTTATAAGCACAGTAGTTTTGCCACTCTCTTTCACTTAAAGTTTTTTCTTTCAACCTTTCATTCTCTGCTTTGAGTTCTGCGAGTTGCTGGTCTTTGTCTTTTACTTGACTTCTTACATATCTTGGAACATTTAATAGTTCAATATATAATTTTATCGCACTATCAGTATCTTTAATTGTTTTAGGACACCAATAACAAATTTCATTTAAGTCTGTATTATTTTCATTTATTCCACCTAAATTACCACCATTATCTCTATATTCAGCATAAGTTTGACCGAGAGGAATATTTGTTCTTTCCTTTAATGCTTTTTTAATTCTTCTTACTATAAAACCGCTTTTATCAGCACAGCAAGGAGAACCTTCTATTTCACTAATATAGTCTTTAAATACTAAATCCATTATTTCTTCGCCATTAAACAGAATATCATTATAATAGTCATATTCGTCAAATGAACTTGCTAATTTAGTTAAAAAATCTTTCAATGTTTCTTCGTTTAATTCTTTACCCATACTTTCTCCCTTATAATTCATACAACGCATCAATATCTTTTGACACCCGGTCTAAAACTTGCTGAACTTCTCTATTCCCCATTCCTAACAAATGCCATAGTTCAGTTAATGCTGTATATAATTTCTTTTGTTCATCAGTCCAATTTTCTCTCATTCCTTCCCTCCGTATTCTTTGATAAGTTGGTCGATTGTTGGTTCAACCAAAGCTTCATAATAAAGTTCTTCTTCCACATTACTAAAATCTTTAATTGATTCTTTCACTTTCTCCAGAGCTTCT